TTCTTGGGCTTGCGCATCGTCTCTTCCAACTGCTTCTGGCCCTTGATGACCTCTTGAACGGTCTTCTCAAGTGCCGCAATGTCCTTGCTGCTGTCTGCCTGCTTGGGTTGGGCTTTTGCCTGCTCCTTGGCCTGCTCCTTGGCGTGCTCGTTGCCCTTGTCGGCCATCTTTTCTTCGTGCATGCGGCCCTTGTCGGCCTCTTGCGCCTGAATGGCCGACTGCTTGTCCTGCGCCTCGGCCTGCTGGTCCTGCGAGTGGACCTGCACGCGAGCCTGCATCTCGGCAATCTGGATCTTGGTTTCGTTGTTGGCGTCGGTCGTGTACTGCGTGACCTGTGCCTGAACCTGCGTCTTCCACTTGTCGATTTCCAGACGCTGGGCCTCGAGTTGCGCCTCGTACTGGGCCTTGATCTGCTCGCGCTCGGCGTCGCGGGCGTCGTTGGCGGCCTGCAGCTCGAGCGTTGCGCGCAGTTCCTGCAGCTTGAGTTGAGCCCGCTGCTGCTCCTGCTGGAGCGAGACTTGGCCCTTCATCTGCTCGACCTGGACCGCCACTTGGCCCTTCATCTGCTCCTTGACCACTTCCGGGTTAGGAGCGGGCGGCATCGGCGGCTTGGTGGACGGGTCGTCCCAGAACTCGTTCGGATCCTTGAAACCACCAGCTTGGGTGAGCCGCTTCAGGGCGTTGTAGACCTTGGGCGGGCTGGTCAGGCCGGCTTGCAGAGCCAGAATCTGCTTCTGGAGCACGCCCTCGAGGAAGACGATCTGCTGCATCTTGTCGCCGGCACCAAGACCGACGCTGATCTGCATGTCTGCGCGCTTCTTCCACTGGCGCGGATCGACCGGAATCCACTGATTGCGCAGGCGAATCATCTCGGCCTTACGCGAGTGCTTCAGCGTCAGCGCGTGGACAAGCTGAAACAGGCACTTGACGCCCGTCTCGGCGAAGATGCGCGCGATGAACTTGATGCGCTGCATCGCCGCAGTCATCATGGCCGAGTTGGCGTGCGCCCCAGCGTTGTTGTTGAGCGCGTTCGGATCCAGGCCCTGCTGTGCCTCGCTCACTCCGGTGCGCTTGGAGGCCACGCGGTCTACGTACTCCATCATCGGTACGGCCACATCGCCGGTCGTGGAGTGCGTCAGCGGCATGATCGCCATGCGCGGGTCACCCTTGGTCCGCACCAAGCCGCCCGGACGGCTCACGAGCATGTCATCGAGGTTGACGAGGCTTTCATCGACCGCATGGCGCCCGTTGTTCGCCAGATAGACGTTATCCAGCGATCCCCGCAGGAGCGCGGTCTTGATGAGTTGCAAGTCTTTGACCGCATCGGCCAGGCTCAGGCCGGTATGCTGGTGCGGCAGAGGCGTAGGGCACAGCGCCACGAGTAGCGAGTGGTCCGCCTCCTCGTTAAGCAGGATCGTCGTGCCCACGATGATGACGTGGCGCAGTTCGGCCTTGCCGTCGCCGTCGTGGTCGTAGCGAATCCAGCACTCACGCACCCAGACCTTGCGCATGCTCGGGTCTGTGTTCTCGCTTCCATCGCTTCGCAGCGTGGACGGGTCTTGCCGGCGCTCTTCTTCCCAGACGTTGCTGGTGCTGCCGCTGTCGGACAGCGTGTCCTCTACATCGAAGCCCTCGAGCCGTAGCTGGCTGATGGTCTTCTGTTCCCTGTGCTCCGAGAAGTTGCAGCTCGGATCTTGCAGGTTCAGGTTCCGCGCGTTGGGGTCAACGTAGACATTTTCAGGCGCCACGTTGACCAGCCGCACACACCCGTAACTGTGGGTACGCTGTACCTCGATGTCCCAACCGGCCTCTGAGCGCTCTGCCGAGATAGGCTCAACCCCCTCATCCTGGAACAGCAGGACAGCCTCGTCTTCGGTCAGGCCCTTGTACTTCTCTTTGGTGATGTCCTCTGCATCATCCCAGTAGGCTTTAACGTAGCCAACCTTCTGCAACAGCGCGTCATGGCTCCAGCAGTACCACGTTTCGAACCAATTGTTCTTCTGGGTAATGATGTAGTTGACGAACTCGGATTCCTGCTCGGCAGCAGCCATGTCCTCAGGGCCACGAGGCGTGAACAGCACCACCTCATCACCGCCGCAGAAGATATCCGCGAGTTGCGGCTTGATCCACTCCACGGTATCCCAGACATCGCGGCTGATGACCTGGGATCTGCCGTCTACCTCGTTCCCGAGCGGGTTGCCGAGGTAGTAGTCCAGCGCCTGGGTACGCTCCTTCGACAGCTCTCCATGCGTCTCGGCGACGGACTCGTATTGCTCAATCGCTTTGACAAGTAGTGCGTCGCTCATCTTTGCGCGGTCGTCCAGGTTTACGCTTCTCTGTCGCTATCTCGGTCCACTCTGCCTGCTTGAACGTCTCGGCCAAGACCAATTCCGCTCTCGCTTTCTGCACAGCGCGGATTTCAGCGATCTGCCGGTTGACCTCGGCCAACTGGGCCTCCAGGTCCTTAACTCGACGGTTGAGTTCGATACTCATGTGGCGCTCCTAGATGACCCCACCCTTGGGGTAAACGATTGGCTTCTGGTCTTCGTTGCTCATCTGCGGAACAACGAGCGAGAGATACCGGAAATCGTCAGCGCCGTGGCTGTTAATGTCGTGGACTGGGGCCGATGGCTCATCGGTGGTGGTCGGGACATTCCGCTTATACCGTTTCAGACGTGAAACCAGTAAAGCCGCCTTGGTTTTGTCGAAGTATACCCTCGGAAATAGCATTCGTGCCTGCTTGATACCTGTTTCAACAGGCTGGTTCGGAGTTTGGGCCACGTCCCACCGCAGGTTTCTCATAATCTGCATGGCGGATTGGCCGGTTTTGTAGTCGCCATGCGCGCCGTCGTGCGGCAGGAACATGCGGCCCCAGTTGTAATGCCGGTTTCTCAGCTCGGCCGATAACCAGTCCAGGGTTATGTGGTCATACTCGAGATACTCTGGTATCCGCACCTCGGACAAATGCCGCTGGGCCAGGATTACGGCCATCTTGTCGTTCCAGCCGAGGTCCAGCACCACATGGACCTTCAGCCTCGGGTCATACGGCACGTTGCACACGCGCCCAGCCTCGATGGCGTCGCGGATCTCGTTGGCGAAGATGGCGCCAGTAACGGCCGCCTTGCACTTGCCTAGCCAGACGTTCTCGTATTCGTCCTTGGAGTAGCGCCGCTCATCGCCCGCCCTCTCCTTCTCGAGCGTCTCGTTGAACCATGGGTTGTCCATGTAGTTCATCTCGACGCTTACGCAGTCGTCAGGCTGGTGCGTGACGAAGCGGTCATAGGTCGGGTCGTCGTCCAAGTCGGGGTTGAACGTCACCCAGATCTCAGAGCCTGGCTTGCGAATGGTCGGTGTGAGGATCTTCCAGGAGCGCTCGGATACCGTCTGCGCCTCTTCCACCCAGCACACATCTGCGCCCTCGAATGACTTGATAGAGTCAATCGTCTGGTCGCTCAGGCCGGCGAACAGGAACTCCGTGCCGTTCTTGCCCCGGATCTCGGTCGTGAAGATGTCGTAGAACGACGTGAGCCCGAGCGCGCCGATCTGGTCTTCAAGCAGCTTGTGTACGCTGTCCTTGATTGACTTCTGCACTTCGCGCGAGCAGATGATGCGCAGCTTGGACTTGGCGCCCAGCACCAGCAGCGCCCGAGCAAAGCCCCATGACTTACCCGAGCCTCTGCCGCCCCGTGCTACCTTGTAGCGCTTGGGCTCGAAGAGGAAGCGCAGCTTGGATGGGAACTCAGCGTTCAACTGGCGACGCCATGATGAAGGCATGCCATGAGTGCTCAGGGAGGACGCGCGCCTCACAGAACGCCTTGACGGCCTCGAATGCTGCAATTACCGCCGCTGGCTCATGCCCAGGCGCATTCCTGTACGCCTGCATCAGTTGGTAGAACTCAAGCGACTCGAAGTGCTGGTCAGCGGCGATATCAGTCTGCTCGCTCATTTGAACGTCACCGTGATCCCCGTCAGCAGCGGGTTGTCCGGGTCGCCCTGCACCTGAAGCGGCAAGACCTTGCCCACCAGCGCCAGGAATGGGCCAGGATGTGTCTCTGCCTTCTCGGCTAGGTACGCCATGCCTCCAGCCTCCTCGAGCGCCCCAAGAATCAGCTCCTTGAGTTCGCCCGTGAATCGGTTCGGCGTACCCTTCTGCCGTCCGCCCGTCTTCGGCCGCTTCTTGGCCTCTACTTTAGAAGCGCTCACTAACTTTCTCCTTCGCCCACTTCAATGCGGCTACTGCCTCTTCCAAGCTGCGCACCTTGCTCGTCACCATCCACGCCATGGAGTGCCAGCGCTCTTGTGCTGCTGTGAGCTTTTGAGCGCTGAGTGGCTTGGCTCCGTCTTTCAACTCCAGAAAGTGCGGCATGCCTGGTGCCACAGCGACGGCCAAGTCAGGAATGCCGTCACCCGCTCCAGATAGGTCGAGTACCACATACCCGAGACCTCGCAGGCCATCGCGGATTGCCGCGTGATTCGCATCCGTTCTTCGCGCATATTTCACTCCCGCGCGCCCGCTTCCAGCAGCAGACACAGGAAGCCAATCAGCCACACCCACCATGGAGCGCTGTAGGCCCACGCCATGAAGAATCCAAATAGAGCAAGCATCAGTTCTCCGTCGCTGAGAACACAACCCACAGGATCAGCGCAATGCAGATCGCGAACACCACATCAAGCACCAGCGCCTGAGCACCGCGCTCGGCGTCTACGGTATCTTCACGGGGGACTGGGATAGGCCCCCTGCCCTGGTTTGCGTCAGGGCTGTACAGGTTGGGGTCTTGGCGACGGTTGGGCCAGTTCATGGTGTGCTCCACTTTGGTCATTCGGCTTGCGACTCGGCATATAGCTGCATCGCCACGAATCGCGCTTGCCAGCAGGTGGTGCAGTACCACCAACCCTTGTACCCGTAGTGCGACGGCTCGCCGCATCCAGCACAAGGCCACGGCTCTGGTTTGCGCTGGCGCGGCATCGTCAAGACCTCATGGCCGTCCATGGTGTGCTCCCGTGTCATGCGGCCAGTCCCGGCGCCTGCGACCACCCAAGCACCCTGCCATCACGCAAGATGCGCGGGCACGCAAGGCGGGCATCGTTGAGGCGCACGAGCGCCTGATAGACGGTCTCGACCGGCATCCCGAGACGGTGTGCGATGCGATAGGCTGGGACAGGGTCCGCACCCAACTCGGCGGCGACAGATCTGGCTTCGTCGCGGGTCATGCGGGCTCCTTCTTCGGCTCCGGCTTCGCAATGCGAGCACGGATGCGGTCTCGGATGGCCTTCAGTTCCTCCACCCGCTCGGGGCTCGGCTTCGACGGCTCCGACATCCGTTGGCGCAGCTCGCGCAGGACTTCGCTGTAGCGTTTCATGCGGCCTCCGGCGTCGGCAGAAGTGGCTTCGTCGCCTTGCCTACGACAGCGAGCATGGCCGCGTTGGGCGGCGGAAGCATCGGCGACAGCACTTGCGCATGCGCCAGCGACAGGCGGCCTTTGCTCACAGCCTCCGACAGAACGGCATCGCGCGTGCGCGGGTCGTGGCCGAGAGACGGGTACCACTTGACCGGCTCACCCTTGTCTCGAGCCTGGCTCACCAGCCGCGTGTATGTCTCCTTGAAGGCCATGCGCGCCGCCACCGTGTCGCCAGCGTCCAGCAGCGAAACGCACGTCCCGAACGCCTGCGACATCTCGGCCGTCCAGACAACCGAGTCGGCCTCGGTCTTCGGAAGCATCGCAAACGCCTCCTCCACGCCGGGCCTGCCGTCGTCGATTCGTGAGACGACATCGGCGATGGTCAGCACGCCGCGCACCTCTTTGCGGCAGCGGGCCAGCGCAGCAATGACGGCCTGCTCGGGATACACCGACAGGTCGTTGACGAAAACTGCCGCAGCTTCCGGCGAGAACACCCGGCCGCACAGTTCTGCGGTCACGGCAACGGCCTTGATGAGTTCAGTGCTGGGCATGGTCTTCCTCGGCTTGAGCCTTCGCCAACAGCGGCGCAAAGGCGTTGAAGTTCGTCTGTGTGCGGTCGGCCTGGATGGCGCCGGCCATCGTGACTTGACGGTTCGTGAACCACTCCGTGCGCAACTTCTCGGCATCGCGCAACAGCGGCCCGACCGCATGCATCGCCCGGACGTAGAAGCTCCCCTGGTGCCCGACGTAGAAGGCCGCCACGAATGGCGCCTCCTCGGCGCCCAGCTTCCCGACGACTTGGGCCAACTGAGCGTTGACGGTCTTGTTCCGAACCGGCTCCGCGCCGTAGCGACTCGCATAGGCCTTGGCGTAGGAGTCCCATGTCGCAGCACTAGGCGCCTCCGCCCGGCGCGGCTTGCCTGCGACAGCAGGCGGGCCGAAACCTGTCTCTGCCTCTGCCTCTGTCAATGCCTCTGGTCTCTGAGATGTCTCTGTCTCTGCCTCTGTCTCTGGTACAGCAGACTGCAAGCGCCCTGCTAGCGGCGTGCTGGCGTCTTGCACCGGCAAGAAGAAGCCTTTTTCCAGCAGGGGGCGCAGTGCTACAGAGATTTCCTTCTCTGTGGTGCGCAGGCGAAACGCCAAATCGTCCGGGTCCGCATTGATGACGCCATCAACCGATTCACTGGCAATGAGCCAGAGCATGGGGGCCAGAGCCCTGCTTGCGACCGGAAGTCGCTGGAAGTCCTTGTTGTCCAACAACCCACGATGGAGCCGGATCCACGGCGGGTTCCGGTCCTTGTAGTGCTGGAAGTCCCGCCAGTTCTTCGGGACGATTTTGGTCACGCGGTCTCCTTGAACTGCGCCATCCGCGCCTTGATCCGCTCCGCGTCCCGTTTCCAGGATTGCGCCAGCGCAGGCCAGCCGATGGTGGTGGCTTGGGCGACATGGCGCTCCGCTGCCATTAGCATTCGGCGGAGGCCGCGCTCGGAGGTGCAGCGGTCTAGCTTGGATTGAGAGAAGAGCCAGGGCATGGCGCCTCCTTACGCACGCCTGTCGTGCCTGGCACGCAACTCGGCGTTCTCCCGCCGCAACCGCTCCACTTCCGTCTCGAGCGGGGCGCGGCGAACGATGTCGCACCCCATCTGGTCGGCCAGCCACTGCAGCGGAGCGAGCGATTCCGTCGTCCGCATGAATTTCACGAGCTTGGCACCCCACAAGCCCGCTGTCCCCTTGAGAATCTTTGACATCGTTCCGTGCGAGACGTGAAGAACGTCCGCTACCTCGTAGTCATCCATCGAGGCACCCTGCACGGCGAACCGCAAGGTCCCCTCCCACGATGCGCGGGAGATGAAATCCATTGCCGCCGCCTGCGGCCCCTTGACCTCGCAGAGCCAAGGCATTTCGCCCTGTGCTTGCGAATCCTTTCCTGACCTTTCCTGTCCTTTCGCGTTGTTGGCGTCCACGATTGAGCCCATGACGAATCCCTCCAAGCGCCAGAAGCGCCCTTCTTGTTGTTTGCCCTATGCGGGCGAGACGCCGGCCCCCTCAGACCGGCAGCGGATGGGTACTGCAGAAAAGACGCCCGACCCCTCACACGAGGAGCCGGGCGCAAAGGCCGCAGGAGCGGCCAGGGAGGAGACAATGGATCCAGCACGAGCAGCGCTCCAGAGGTTCCTGGTGCGCTTGCTGGTGCGGATGGCTGGTGACAGTGCGCGAGCATCCGAAGAGTTGCTGCGGGCAGCTTCAGAAAGGAAACTGCTGTGATGCATGGCTCAAGCCTTTGCGGTCGCGCCGGAAGCGATCTCCCTGTCATGCAGGGCTTCCAGCTTCCGATAGTTGCGCGACATGACATCCTTCACGCCACCGCGGAGAACCTTGCTCAACGTCGGCTGCGGGATGCCGGTCTCTTCGGCAATCTGCTGCTGCGTCATCCCCCTATCGATGAGGGCCGCGATGAGATCCTTGGCTTCCATGGCTGTCGTATTCCTTCACGACTATTTTGCCAGTCTTTCAGGAATATGCAAGCGGGATTAAATCCGGGCGTGCCAAGACCCTTAGAAACGCTCGCTCAACGCCTTCGGCTTGCCCGCCGCATGCGCAAGCTGTCGCAGGCTCACCTCGCCGAACGCGCCGGCCTGAAGCAATCCGACATCTCGAAGATCGAGAACGGCAAGATCAGCAAGACCACTGCCATGGCGAGGCTGTCTCATGTGCTTCGCGTACCAGCCGCTTGGCTTGAGCTCAACGAGGGCCAGGAGCCGGACTGGTCGGATGACAGCGAGCCGCCAAAGGCGAGCGCCGAACCAGGTGAGCGTGACGCTCTGCTCGAGCGGATGCTCATCGCCTACAAAGCAATCCTCCCGACTGATCGCGCCAACTATGTGGCACAGATGGAGCGGCGTGCAGGCGAAATCCGTGAAATCGAGAAGCGGCTACGAGAGAGGGCCGGCCATGAGTTGTTGAATCCTGTGGTCCATCAGCCGGCGGGGAGCGTCGGCAAGAAAGGGAAGTTGTCATGAGGCGTCCGTTTACCTTGGTTCCGTCGCGCGGGTCTGAAGACACTGAGAAGTGCGTCACAGAGTTGCTTGCCGGCATCAAGGCCAAGAAGATCATCGGTGTGGCCTATGTCGCGATCTATGCCCAGCGACAGTACGAGGCCCATCTGTGCGGCGAAGCAGATCGAAGCCCAACATTTACCCGCGGCGCCGTCGGAGCGCTTGAGGACAAGTTGCGCGCACGAATTCACGGCCTAGAGGCCGACTAGGCCAAACCGGCACCAACACACAAAGCCCGCCACGAGCGGGCTTTTTCATGCCCCAGACAAAAAATATGCTTTTACGCTTGACCGTAGATATGCTTTAAGGCATAGTCTCTCTCATCGACACACCGCACAGCGGAGATGGGAGCAGAGATGAAACACAGGTTCATTGCAGCAGCCGCGCTGGCGCTCACCGCCTGCGCTGCAGACCCGCTGGCGAAGTACGCCGGCAAGCCGATCACCTGCGCATCGTTCGCGACGCAGGCCGAGGCGCAAAAGTTCCTCGAGGCTCACATCGAGCACGCCATCACGCTGGACCCGGCGAACACCGGAGTGGCGTGCAAGGGGATGGCGGAATGAGCGCGGCAACTCTGCTGACCACCGTTGCAGCGATTGCTGCTGCTGGCGTTGTTGCCGCATGCAGCAGTGACGCTGACGTGGCATCGACGAATCTGTCAAAGGCGGCAGACCAGTTCGAAGTTGCGCGGCGGATCGTCTTCTACAACGGAATCACTGGCGAGTACATGCTGACGATTCAGGGGCTGTGCTCACTTGGGAACTTCGACAAGGCGCGCGAGATATCCGTCACCTGCAAGACAGGCCCCGGCAGCTACAAGAAGCACTTCCTCGGCCTGTCGGACAACGTGACGTTCTTCGTCGAGCAGGTGGAGCCGTCTGCCGTCAGCCCGTACCAGTACCGGGTCGTCTTCAAGCCGCTGTCCATCGTGCCGGACATCGAGGTGCGCAAATGAGTGCGGCCATCGAAAACCTGCG